TATTGTCAGCTGTCGCTCATTTATCAGTTATTGAATGGAGGTTCTGGGTGTATCTTATTATAACGGCATTTTTAGCTCCAATACTTTTACAAAATGAAAAATAAAATGGTAGACGGCATTCACGCCCCAAAGAATAATGATGACGTACTCGGTGTAGTGTTTGTAGCATTTATGGTCGCAATAGTTTTAACAATAATTTTGAGTTTGTAATATGGAAGAGAAAGTTTTAAAAGACGCTCAATATCGCAAAGGACTCTCGATTGCTTTCTTTAATGCCACAAACGCAGCGATCGAAATGTGTAAAGGCATGAATGTTCACGAACAGACAACGCTTGATAAAATTGTTGAAGTTCGGAATTGGCTCCTGGAAGAACACAAAAACTACTACGCTACAGTCATCGCAAATGTAGGAAAGAATTACGACTCACAAGAAAGTATTGCGAAACTAAAGGCAACGAAAGACATTGAAGAACTAAAAAGTACATGGATTGCATTTTCAGAAGACGAACGAAAAGACGGTGAGATCATAAAAGTGTTAAAAGAGTTAAAAACAAAATATGAAACGATACAATAACGTCGAGCAAAAAAGTGACGAGTGGCACCACCTCCGTAAAGGGAAAATCACTGGTACTACTCTCAAAGCAATCATGGGTACTCCAAAGGCACGACAGGACGCACTGTACGAAATCATCGCAGAACGCCTCACAGTCGGTGTTGAAGGAGAAAACTACGAGAATGCAATGGAGCGTGGAAATCGCCTTGAAGCTGACGCAATCGCAATGTTTGAGTTTGAATCGGGTAAACAGGTCGAACGTACAGGATTTTGTGAAGACGAAACGAATCCATTTATTGCAAACAGTCCTGACGGCTTAATTGGAGAAGACGAGGCAGTTGAAGCAAAGTGTATGGGTGGCAAGAATCATGTGAAGATGTGGCTCACAAACAAGGTTCCTGACGAGTATGAGTGGCAAGTGGTTCAGTATTTTGTAGTCAATGAGAAACTAAGAAAACTGTATTTCATTGGATATAACCCAGATATTCCAGCACACCCATTACATATTATCGAGGTATACCGTGATCAGCTTGAGAAAGACATACAAACAGCAAGAGAAAACCAAGAGAAGTTTATCAGTGAAGTCGAAGAAGTATTAAAAACAATTATTGAGTTATAAAATGAAAGTACATAAAAAACTAGGAGGAGGTGTCCCGTTTGCAAGAAAAGAACCTTACGAATATGACAAGGTAGCATACGAGGCAGATTTAAAAAATGGTGACGTTGTTACTATTTTAGATGGAGGTGTATTAGAGTCTGGACAATGGGGAGAACAAAATAATTTTAAGATTAAAACAAGAAACGGTGACAAAAAAGTATCTTTCAATCAAAAAACCATAAATGTTCTTGTTGACAGTTTTGGAGATGAAACTGAAAATTGGGTAAATAAAGATGTAAACGTAATTCTACAGAAAGCACTTGTAGCTGGAGAAAAAAGAATTATTGCATATTTTGTTACCGCTGGCTGGTCACTTGATGAATACGGAGAACTCGTAAAAGAAGGTTCACAAGAATCAGTAGATACTGTAACAGAAGATGTAGTTTGGTAATACTATGAAAATACAATCGACAAACAAAACTAAAGAAGCACCCCCAAAGTTCACTGGTAGGTTTTCAAAAGACGGAGGATTAGATTTTGGTGCATACACAAAGCAATGGCTTAAAACATTCATTAAAGAAAATCCAAATATGCCGTTTGAACTCAAACCACTTCTTCCTGAAAGTATAAAGCAAAGAAAGTTCTTTGAGGGTGCTGTTTGTCCATTGGTAGCGTTTTACCACGAAGGACTCGACCATAGAGACTGGAAAGACGTAGAAAAGGTACGGAATTGGCTAAAAATTGAGTTTAACGGCGAATTGATAGACATAGGTGGCAAAGTACATAGAATCGCTAAAAGCACCAAAAACGAGCTAAATCAGGGCTTTCTGGAACGCTGTATAGGCTACATCGAAGAAAACTATGCACCACCAGTTGAAGCACTCGAACCAGTAAAGTATAAACACTGGCGAGATACTGTATTTCCTTTCGGCGGTCCCGATAACTATATTGATTATTTGGTAGAACTAAACATACTAAAATGAAACTAGGCGCGACAATCACCAGCGAACGCGGAAAAGCAATAACGAAAACAGGGAATGACTATCTTGAAATAAATATAACAGATGAAAAATGTGAGATGATAACAAGCATAATACTTGAAAGGCACGGAAATCTTTACGGGTTTTCATACCATATAGGACAACTCGCTTCAATCGGTGTTATTTCAAAAACAAAAGAACAACTCGCACAAGAAAAAGAAATAGAACTCGGTTACAGCCCACATCATTATCAGGACGTAAGAAAATTAAGTAGTTTATAATGGACGACACAAATAAAAAGAACATAAAAGCAATCGCAGAAAGTGGTGAAGTCTACACCAAAGAGTTCTTTGCCGAAGCGCAACGCAAACGCTGGGCGAAAGTCTCAAAGAAAGATAGAAAAAAACACGGCGCCATGCTTGCAGAAAGCAGAAAGAAAGCACGGAGGTTAGATGAAAAGTTATCCACAGGTACTACTTGCATATATCCTAGCGTTAGGTTATACTCTAAAGGTAGGAGAAACGCGTAAGACACTCCTTGAGAAATAACCATGAAAGAAAAAGTACTAGGAATTGTTTTAAGAAAAGATGGTATGTACGACGCTGTTTGTACTGTAAACAATATGCACACGTACAAGCGTTCCGCTACCGAAGAAGAAGTACGTGGTAGTCGTGACAAGAAGTTAGATTTAATGGGTTCTGATAAATAATATGGAAGAAACATGCCGATACGGACACATTTGCACAAGCGGTTGCGGTAACGACTTTGACTGTCCTTGCCAAGCAGACCACTGTTGTGAAATGACAGAAACTTGTGAAGGTGCTGAACATTGTGATGACCATTTTGTACCTAAAAACACCGCAGCCGTAGCACTCGGCTCAATAAAGTCAAAAAAGAAAGCACAGTCATCACGAGAAAATGGAAAGAAAGGCGGTCGCCCTAAAAAGATTAAATCTGAAGTGTAGTTAAGTATATGAACAAGCGAAAGTGTGAATGTTGCCACGCAATATATGCAACAGGGAAAAGTTATGGTGATTTTTGGCAAGAAGTAGATTTAGGGGAATACGCTGATCTGGAAGTAAAGGGACTGTGTGAGTTTTGTAATCCATCTTCTACTTGGTATGTTGATAAAAAGTGCCATGAGATTATTAAGTCTAACAGTTAAGTATATGCCCACATTAAACACAACACAGCTTTTATTGGTTTTCTTTGCAATCGGTGGAGCAGTAGCAGTGCTATCTCCCCTTGCTTTTACAGCTATGGTTCTCACAATGGTTGTACTAGGCTGGAAACAGATTTTTATTAAGTCTAACAAAGAGTAATATATGAGAATTGCGTTCGACGTAGATGACACACTCATAATCCCAAGCGTAGTAACAGGGAATCGAGACGTTCCAAACTACGAAACCATTGCAATATATAGGTGGTTTCAGTCACAAGGGCATACGATGATTGTGTGGAGTGGAAGTGGGATTGACTGGGCAACATCGTGGGCTGAAAAACTTGATTTGCGACCCGACGCTATCATTCCAAAGAACGATAAAGGAGGCGTAGATATTGCCTTCGATGACTGTGATGTACTCCTCGGAAAAGTAAACGTAAAAGTAAAAAGAATTAGCAATGGCATTAGTCGAGCTGATTGGAATAAAAATAAAAAGTTATGACCTACCACACCAAAGCACAGTGGGAGATAGATTGGGAAAAGTTCTGCAAAAGTGAAGCAGAAAAGTTTGACGCTTTATCTAATTTACAACGTTCAGTTATTGCGGGTACTTTTGAAATAAATGGTAAATCATTTATCCGTCAGTTGCTCGCCTCTAAGAAGGCTGCTATAGAAGGGAAGTTGCTTAAAGAAGATGATCGTATACTTTCCAAAGAAGACGTAGCTTTTAACGCTGGTATCTCCACAGCTTTAGATATATTAGGTGAGTAATTTGCTCGATTTATTAAAAAGTAGTATAATACATGGTATGTTTACACAACAAGAACTTATGAATTTGAAGGCTTTAGTTCTTCGGTCTCCAATCGAAGGCGAAGAATCACTCGCAGTCGCGTTACTATTACAAAAAATAGACTCACTTCTTAAAGAAGAAGAAACTCCTAAAGAAGAACCTAAAGAGGAAACCAATGCCTAAAACACAAAAAACTGAAACAAAACGCTGGGGAAACATCATGCAGGAGAAAACCAGTACAAATGTAAACCGCAAACTCCTCGGACGAACTAAGGTAAAGCAAATCAACACTGTAAAGACCACAAACTTCGATACTCAAAAGATGTCCGCTACAGGAACTATGTCAAAGACAGTCACTAACCGTAAAGGACAAGTAATTAAGTCAAAGACAAAAGCACTTTCTCCTCGTAAAATCATTAACCGAGGGTACTAACGTACAGTAACGAGTGTGCTATGTCTACTCATATACAAGTAAAACTAATCTATAACGTATCAATACCTTTTGAGTCTGCGTTCTTGGATAATGGTTCTTTCTCACTTAATCATGCTGAGTACGTTGCTATGGATAAGCTAAAGACAATCCACACCCATAACGGACGAATGATTGATTTTGTAATAGAAACAGGTGGGAAAAGAACAAAAATACCACTCACGCAAAGAGAACAAGAGTTATACATAGATTTAAAACAGTCACAAGATAACATTAAGCGTGTAGTTATGGAATATGGAAGTTAAAACCGCACAAAAATACAACACTCGAAACTGTGAATGTTGCCACGGAGAATACGCAACAGGTAAAAGTTATGGAGATTACCACTGTGTACTCCCTAATAGTAACGTCGAAACTAAAGGACTATGCGAGTTTTGTAACCCAAGCAACGAAACATGGTTCAGTGCAACAAAGTACCCTAACTGTAAGCTAGAACATGGAAACTAAACCTAAAGAACAAGCAAATAACATATCAAATAATAAAAAGTTATGTCTAGCGTAAGTTCAGCAAACCAATATACAAGTGATCCACGAGAACAGGTTATGTGGGATATTTACGTATCTAAATTAGTAAAAGGCATAGACAATGCTTACCAGTCTGCACTAGAAGCTGGTTACGCGGAAGACACAGCAAAGAACGTAACGCTCACTGGATGGTATAAGGAACGAAAAGATAGACTACGCCGTAAGGATATGTTGTCGAAAGCTGAACGAAATTTAGATAAAGTTTTAGACTTTGATATGGTCAACGAAGAAGGGAAAGTAGACACCCAAGTAGCTTCTCTTGTTACAGGAGTCAGTACAACAGTGGTAAAAACACTTGGTAAAGAAGCATACTCTGAACGTATCGAGCAAACAGGCAAAGACGGAAAGGACTTGATACCTGAAAGCCTTACAGAAGAAGAAAAGAAAGCATTACTGGGTTTGATTAAATAAACTATGTCCATAGAACAATACTTCGATAGACTTAAGAAAGATGAGACCCCAATGACACTTCTAGTAACAAACGAAGTTACTGGAAAGGAATGTCTCCTACACTTTAAAGTATCTGATACTTTTGCTGGTCCAGTAGGGAAAGAAATGATATTAATGTCGGTGATCCGTAAGTTGTTCCCAATGACAGAAGATGAATTAAGAGACTAACCAAACTATGAATCTACTAAGTAAAGGATTTCCAAAACTTCACTCATGCGAGTTAAAAATACGAGGATATTTCTTCAAGAAAAGACTTGCACGAGTAGCAAGGTTTCTGCGGAAACATGCACTTTTCTCACACCATCCTATAATTGGATTACCGAGTAGAGAATTACTAGATATTTGGGAAAGGGAACCATGGAAATAACATTTGATATAAAACAGAAAACTAAAGGCGGGTATATTCTTTTCTTCTCTTACAAGACCGAAGGAATTGATAAAACACTAGCTGTGACTGTTGATAACAATACATCCGTTGATACGTTAAAAGCACAGGTTCAAGACTTTTTCTTGAGTATGCAGAATAGTATAAATGACTAAACAAGCCCTAGAGCGTATGATTACAGGCACGAAAGCCGAACGACAATTCCTTGCTAAGGAGTCGTTTGGTCTTTTTTGTGTGTACTACTTCAAAGACTACTTCAAGTATGCACTTGCACCCTATCACTACGACTTCTTTCAAGATTGCCATGACCTAGCTGACAACAAGATACGCGAAGTAGCGTGGATAGCATTCCGTGAATCAGGCAAGACTAGCATTGCTAAACTCTTTGTTATCTGGCTCATAGCAACAAATCGACGCAGATACATAAACGTAGACTCATTCGATAAAGAAAACGCTGAACGTATCCTCTTTGACGTAGCGTATGAAATGACAAACAACAAGCGGTTACAGTCTGATTTTGGGGTTCTCTTCTCAAAGGAGCGTGGCATAGCTGATATTAAGCAGAACCGTATCAACAACTTCGTGTGTGAGAACGGTGTGCGTGTAGAAGCCCACAGTACACAGGAATCAGTCCGAGGACGTCTTCACTTGAACCAACGCCCTGACTGCCTTATCCTAGACGATATAGAAACCAACAAGACACGAGACTCGCAAGCATATACTAAACAGGTTGCCGATCACATCAGTGAAGCAATGGCTGGTATGTCACCCGAAGGATTTATGCTCTATCTTGGTAACTTCATCACGGAATACGGGAACATCAACCACATCTTTGAACGAGCCAAGATTGATACAGATATTCGAGTGCGTAACATTCCTGTAATTATCAACGGAGAGCCTGCATGGAGCGCAAAATACGCCATGACAGACGCAGAAGCCGAGGAGACAGGAAAAGTATCAATCGAAGACAAACAACGTCAATTAGGCTCACAGGTGTTCTCATACGAAATGATGAACCAACCTATTGACGACTCTATTGCTGAGTTCAAGAAAGAATGGATACAACGTGCAACAGAAAAGGACTTTGAACACTTGAACATACTCACGTTCATAGCTATTGACCCTGCCGTATCACAAAAGGAAAGTGCTGACTTCACAGGTATAACCATTGATCGTGTATCTCAAGAAGGCAAACGATATATCACTGCCTATAAACTAAAACTAAACACCGCAGAGCTTATTGAACATATCTTTTACCTATTTAACACCTACAGCCCAGAAATACTCGGTATGGAAGAGACTGCATTCACACTTGCAATCAAGCCATTCTTTGAAGAAGAGATGAGAAAGCGTGGCAAGTTCCTCTCCATCCGACCTTTGAAGCACGGTGGAGTTAAAAAAGAAACTCGTATCAGAGGACTCATACCACTCATGGAAAGCAAATCAGTGTTCTTTGTTGGTGATTGCAGTGCGCTTGAAGAAGAAATGCGTGTGTTCCCTCGTGGACAACACGACGACGTGCTTGATTCATTCCAATATGCTGAACAAATTGCATATAAACCGTTCGCTGATGACGCTTTTGATGACTTTGAAGAAGAACCACTACTATATCCAAGCATCGGACTTTGATTTAAATAATAAAAGTTGTATAATATATCCATTATAAATACATTTTAGGAGTTGGGAGCCCCTAAATGGCAATAAATTACGAAAAAAGACAAGCAATCATAAGCCAAGCACTCCAAGAACTTCAATTTGCTCGTGAATACAAGCAAGGAAAGGTTACAAACTGGAAAATAAACGAAGATTTATATTACGGACGCAAAGTAAACCAAGAATTTGCTCGTGCAAACGTAGACTTAGGACAAATGTCATCGTTTGTTCACACACTTTTGTCTAAAATCGACAACCCTTTGGTGTTCAAGTTCGTTAAAAGAAAAGAAGCACAACTCAAGCGTGTGAAATATCTCAATGCTCTCCGTGCTATCGACCAGCAAAACAACGACTGGGATATTAAAGACATAGCAGGAAAGAAACAAGCCCTCATTTACGGACGGGCTATTTACTCGTATACAGCAGAATCAGTGAATGGGTACAGTGCTCGACTGGATAACGTTGATGTATACGACTTCCTTATTGACCCAAGTGCAGGAGGTATTGATATTGAACGTGCAATGTACATGGGACGCTACGGAGTAGTAAAGACCAAGTCTGAAATCAAGAAAGGAATGAAGGACGGAATCTACCTCAAGACAGAAGGTGCAAGACTCCTTGAAGGTAGTGGAAACTCTACAGAAATGCCCCAAGAAGAAGTAAACAAACAGAACCGAACCTACGATACTGACGTATGGAAACAACAGAAAGACATTGGAAACCCTGACAAATTCAAATTCTGGGAATGGTACACAACTTATGATGGTGAACGCTACTACCTTCTTATGACTGAATCTGGTGCAACAGCACTTCGTGTTGAACCTCTCACAGACCTCTTTGAGTCAAACCTATTTCCGTTTTGGACGTGGGCTGCGTTCCCTGACCTCACCGAGTTTTGGACTCCTTCGTACTGTGACTATGTCCGTGAAATCTTCATGGCTCAAGCTATCTCAATCAACCAAATGCTTGATAACGCTGAGCAGGTAAACAAACCTCTCAAACTCGTGAACGTAGGGGCTGTAAAGAACCTTGCAGAGCTTAAATACCGCCGTGACGGGTTCATTAAGGTAAAAGACGGTATAGACCTCAATCAAGCCGTACAGACGCTTGTAACGCCTTCTATCGACACCCCTATTTCAGTGTTTAACGTCCTCGATAGTATTCAAGAAAAAGCATCAGGTGTGACCGCAGGAGCGAAAGGTGTCTCAGACGAAGACAAGGTAGGTATTTACGAAGGTAACCAAGCAAATGCCGCTGATCGCTTTGGATTCCTCAACAAATCGTACTCATTCGGGTACAAACGTTTCTCAAAACTTTACGAGTGTGGAGTCAAAGAACACCTCGTGAAGAAAGTAGCAGTAGATATTCTCGGACCAAACGGTGTGGAAGTTGTAGAAGTCTCTCGCCGTGACATTTTCCGTAAAGGTGATGAGTTCGGCTGTATGGTTGAGTCATCAAATGCAGAAACAGCACTCTCAGAGACAGAAAAAAGAACAAAGATTGCGTTCCTTAACAACCAATCAGCAAACCCTATCCAAAACCCTCAGAAAGCATACGAAATCCAAGCTTCTATCGCTGGATTTGAAGAAGATACAATCCGCCAGCTTCTCGATACATCTGACTACGGAAGTGCCGAGCTTATGAGTGAAGCTGAACGAGATATTGAAGCATTGCTCGATGGTGAAAAGATACCACCGAACGAAGCAGCCAACACCGCATACAAACAAAGATTTGTAGACTACCTCAAGGACAACAAGGAAAAGATAACGTATGAGCAATTTGTTATGTTGTCTGATTACGTGTTGAGCCTTGAAGCAGTGATTACCAGAAACATGATTGCACAGGCGAATGACATTCTATTTAAACAACAAATGGAACAACTCACACAACCTATGCAACAAGAAGGACAGTTCGCCCCAAATCAAATTGATGTGAACAAGACTGAAGATATTACAAATAGTAACGGGGAAGTAGCCCCAGAGTTGTAGGATGGAATATACAATAAAAAACATTTCCCTCGATGTAGAAAATCTCGATGAATTACAGTTCCCACATATTAAAGACCGTACCATTCAAAAGCACGGTGACGTTGTTGAGTTTACCTTTAGGGAGGTTGAGTCTGATATGGACCGCTTCGGAAAGCTAAAAACAGAGCTTGAAGCGTACCTCAAACACGAAAGCGCAGCTATTGAAAACATTGAGCATTTCCACCCGTTTGTTAAGGAAGTTTCAGAAGAACAGCTATCAGTATACGCGACATACCACAAGTATAAGGCTGGCTACAAGGCACACGAAAGCAAACTAGCGGAAGTAGACGAAGCAATTAAAAAACTCGGGGAAGAAATGGAAGATATGAAGACGCAAATCCCTGAGCTTAACGTTGTAGAAGAAGAACTAAAAGATGAAAAAAACGCCTAAACAACTTGAAAAGGAAGAAATCGAAGCCGACCTCAAAGAAATCAGCAAAATTTCAGTTATTGGTGAGACAGAAGGCGGACAAGTCCTGTTGAAAAGCCTCCTTACTGATATTGCGACTGGTGTAAATACCATTTGCCATAGACACAGCACAATGACAGTACAAGAGTTTGTCTCTATTGCAGCTCTTATGAAAGCAAACGTTGATTTGTATTGCGCTATCGGAAAAGCAAAGAAAAATAAGGAGTATCTTGAGACACTCCTCGCAGAAGCACTACTCGAACAGTAGTGTGGTGCGTGCTTAGTCTTGTCAGCTATACCCCAACTCGGCTTACAGGACTCGGCACATACCACATTATTTGCAACACGCAAGTAGCTGTAGTATAATTACATTATTGGGGACTCGGTGAGAGTCTAAATCGTAACGTCTGAGAGGCGGCAAAAAACTCCAAAGTGCGACTTTGTAAAAACGTATAAAATATGACTGATGAAGTCACAGAAGCTCAAGGTGCAGAGGATATTGCACCAGAAGCAGAACCGACTGCTGACACTACTCCTGAAGTAGCAACAGAACAAACGGTAGGAGAAATGGCAGGGGATACCCAACCAACTCCACGAGTAGTCGATGAGCATGTGTTTGTAGCTGAAAAGAAAGCTAGAAAGGCTGCTGAACGACGCATTAAAGAACTAGAGCAATCTATCGCAAATGGTGCAACTAATGCAGAAATCTCCGATGACATTGCCGAAATTTCAGAAGAGTTCGATGTAGACCCGCATTTTTTGCAAAAACTTGCTAAGGTAGCTAAAACTCAAGCTGAAAAAGAACTTGATGCAAAATACTCAGAAAAGTTTAGCGCGAAAGAGAAGGCAGAGAAGTTTGATGATACGTTTACAAAAGCGTATACAGAAGCATTAAACCGTGGACCAGAATTTTCTGGCATTGCGAATGCTGATGTAATCAAACAACTCGCACAACTTCCTCAAAACTCACGCAAAACTGTTACTCAACTTATTGAAGAAACATATGGTAATGCTTTGACTGGTAAGCGCACCATTGAAACAACACAACCAGGGGGCGGGAAGGACCCTGAGCCGCTTGACTTGAAACGTGCGGAAACAGATATTGAATACTTCAAAGAAGTAATGGCTGACCCTAAAAAGAAAGCCCAATACAACAAGCACATGATTGAAAGCGGTCTCTAAACTTCTATGAGTGGGGAAAAGTAACTTGTTTTGTCAAACAATACATAACTGACAAAATAATAATAAATTGGCTCTCACAGACTATAAGGCAGCGTTTGATAACGCTTACCAAGAAAACTTCTACGCTCGCGTAGTTTCAAAGGATATTATGAATATGCGTCTTGAACCGATGCTTACATACGGAGGTTCAGTGACTCGTGTAAACCTTGACCTTTCAGCAGCACTTGTTCGTACAGTTACTCGTGGATCAGCTTCAACGATTGACTCAATCAGCGACACAGCAGAATCACTCACTATCAACCTTGAAAAGGAAATCGCTTTCCACATTTCAGATGGTGAAGTAACACAAACAGGTCCACTCAAGGCTATGCAGACAGCAGGTAAAGAAAATGCCCGCAAACTCGCTCTTGACCTCGATGGACGTTGTTTCGGAGAAGTAGTAAACGCTTTGTACTCGTTTGACACTGGTGACCTTACAACTGGTACATCAAACGGAACAGCGATCACTCTCTCATCAACAACTGTTCCTCAAATGGTTTCTCGTATGAGTGCAAAACTTGAGACTCGCAACAACGTAGACGTGTCTACAAACATGGCTCTCGTTGTGGACTCTTACGCAGCTTCTGATATCGACCAATATCTTCTTGCTAAGAATATTGACCTTGCAGGTGCAGTATTTAAGAACGGTTTTGCAGGTCCTATCAAGTCAGCTCAGCTTTACATCTCAAACAACTTGACTTCAACATCAGTTCTTTCGATGGCAACTAACCCAACAGCAGGCGACACGATCACTTACAACGGTGTTGTATGGACAGCTCGTGCAATTCCTTCTGTTGCTGGTGAATTTGACATTGGAGGTTCAGCAGATGCAACTCGTGCAATTCTTGAAAATGCTTTCAATGGCTCAGCTACAGGACAAAACTCTGCGACTGGTTACTTTGAAGTATCAGCTGCTAACCGCGCTCTTATGAGTGGTGTAGTAGCAACAAACAACGACACAGCTAACACTCTTACAATCGTTCGCACTGGTGGTGGACGCGTACTTGTATCAGAAACATTCACAGACGGTACTGACACATGGACTGCTAACTACTTGAACTGCTACTACGGTAAGAAAGGTGCTATTGACCTCGTTCTTCAGGACATGAAGGAAGTGGACATCCGCCCTACAGCAGACCGCCGTGGTAACAACATCTTCTCTTCATACCTTGCTGGTATCAAAACCTTCACGGATGGTTCTAAGAAGTTCTTGAACGTTAAGATTAACGTAGCTTAGTGTCTACATTCAGCCCCTACTTATCGGGGGCTGAGCTGTGAACATTACTAAGAAACAAAAAATACAATGATTGCATCAGAAATAATTACACAATTTGAATTACAGGTATCAGACGTAACTGAGTTGTCTACTTCTGAAGAACTGATTATTCTCAATAGAATCTATCAGCGTGTTTGCAATGACCGACCGTGGGAGTTTCTGAAGACCAACGCTACGGGTACTATGTCTGGCTCGGGTACAGATGGATTTTATATAACACTTCCTGATGATTTTGCACACTTTTATGAAAATGATAACTGGACTGACAACGCGTATTCAACACAGATTAACTCAGTTCCAAAAGTTATCTTCGTTGGAACAAACTATGCACCATATAAAATAGTGAACTACTCCGACCGAAGAAAATACCTCGGCTCTGCTGGATATGCGTATGTAGACTTGGCAAACAGAAAAATTGTATTCACTGGTATTCCTGTTTCAACAACGTATTCGATGGATTATATTAAAATACCTGCAACGCTTGTAGCGGGAAGTACACCGCTTATTCCCGAACGATTCCAAGAAGTATTGGTATACGGAATGGCTACAGAAAATGACGTACTCCAACTTTCTGAAAAGGCCAAGAGTTACGCACCTGAGAATCTTAATTTGTACAATTCATATTTAGAAGATATGGCACTATGGAACGCAAACTTAATTGCGAACTAACATGAACAAAACCATCACTATTTTTTCAAAAGGTACACATAATCTACTTGACTCGGAACAAATACCTTCTGAGGCTGCTTCCGACGAGAAAAACTGGTACACAAAAGATGGTAGAATAATTCTCATAAAAGGAAAAGAAGTTGTTGGTGCGCAAGGTGCTGCTGGTTCGGTCACGGGAGAGATATTTGGATATAAAGCAGACGGTACAAAAGTACATTTCAGAAAGATTGGCACTAAGATTCAATACTTGAACGGTTCTACTTGGACTGATGTTATTACAGGGCTTACCGAAACAGCCGACTATTCGTTTGCAAACTATTCATCACTTGCTGGAACGTTTACGTACGCCGTAGGTGTAGACGGTATTTATAAAATCCATACTGCAAACCCAGGAAGCTATACGTCTATGTTTGACGCAGCAAAGAACTTCAAAGGTAAGGCAATCATCGACAAAGGACGCATGCTGATGTGGGATTTGTACAATGACAAAACCGCTCTTCGTGGTTCTTATATTGACGGAGCAACACCTGTCGCTGTAACGAACGAAACAGTCGGTACAGGTGACGGTGTCACAACTACATTTACTGGCACGCTTGCTTTTAAAGCTGGTACCCCGACTGCGACGTGTTATGACATTGCTATTGCTACAAATCCTGCTTCAGTCACCGCACAAGATGACAACCTCGGTAATTTTATTGGTACTGGTGTCACTGGAACTATAAACTATACTACTGGAGCATACTCACTTACCTTCAGTGCAGCACCCGCAGCAGCAACACTTATTCAAGCGACATACGTACACGAAAATACAAACTCAGGCGGTGTTACCGACTTTACTTCTTCTGCTACTCGTTTGGCAGGCGAGGGATTTCGTGTACCACAAGATGAAGGTGGTGATCCAATCCTAAACGTTCTTATTGGTACAGGTGGATACTACTCAATCAAAAGCCAATCTACCTATTTGTTCTCAATTGACAGTACAGACTTGGTTATTTCAAACGAAGTGTACCGTAAAGAACTTGGACTTTCGTCATGGCGTTCAGCAGTATCTACAGGGAAAGGTATCATTTTCATGAACACATCGAACCCTGAGAACCCACAACTCACTATTTTGCAGAAAAATACTACAGGTGATGCCGTTGAACCGTTTGCATTGTTTGAGCACTTTAAATTTGCGAACTATGTGTACGACGACGCGGTACTCTCTACCTACGATAAATACATTCTTGTAGGCTGTAAAAGCATTGGTGCGAACGCAAACGATAGAATACTCTTGTGCGACCAATCGCTCGGAACTGTAGACATAACAGCATATTCAGCGCGCACATTCGCAAGTAGTGACGGTGATTTGTTCGGTGGCTCTGCGCTATCACAAAGTGTATACAAACTCTATAACGGGTTCGATGACGACGGCTATGCGATAGAAAACTTTTGGATTGGTAAAGATGAAGACTGGGGCTCTATGGACTTGAAGAAATACAGGAAATTACGCCTAAAAGGTAGAATTTCTGCTGAACAAAGCTATGGCGTGTATATTGCTTACGATAAATCAGGTTTTCAGCTTGTGGGTACTGTGCTTGGTAGTGGTTCGTATGTTGATGTAAGTAACCCACAGACTATTGGTGCAAATATTATCGGTTCAGAACCTATCGGAGGTGGGCTTTTGAGTATTGTATACCCATACCAACTGGAAATCAGACTCAAAAAAGTACCGAAGTTCCGTGTGCGTAAGATTAAATTCGTTGCACTCGGTATCGGACATGTTGATGTAGACAGCCAGTATGACTTACTGATTGATACATACGAGAATAAACTACCACCACGATACAGAATGAAGCAGAATGTCAGCCTCGATGGCGATACAGTAGACATGAACAACCCAGAATTTTAGAATTATTAAAAAGTATAGTATAATTACAAAGTAAAGTGTTGGGGTACAGCACAAATGAGCACAAAACTTGGTACAATCTTAGCAGACTTCACAACAACACTCGCAACCGACACTGCTGTCGGTGCAACTTCTGCGACACTCTCATCTGCAACCGATGACGATGGTGTGGCGTTACCAGCAGGACGATATTTCTTCACTATCGACGGGGATAACTCTTCAAAAGAACATATTTCTTGCGACCTTTCTAGTACAGCAATCACGAATATCAAATCCCTTTCACGTCAAGGAGTAGAAACAACTGGAGTAGCGCGAAAACACCGCATTGGTGCTGCTGTTTCACTCACTGACTTCGGACACATTAAATTCATAAACGATTTGGTTTCAGGTGCTACGAGTCTTAACTCTGCTGCCCCGCTTGGGTATGATGGTGCTCCTGCTTCTCTCAGTGGGAATCAACTCGCAACTGTTACTTATGTACTTGGAGTTGTAAACGGTGGAGCAGTTACATTCGACCAGCAAATTATTTCAAACCAAACATCTGGTGAAGCACTTGCTATCAATGACGTTGTCTACTTTAAAGAATCAGACGCACTTTGGTATAAAGTAGATGCAGATTTAACAGCTACATTCGACCAATTACAAATGGGTATTTGTAAAACAGTTGCAGTGTCTTCTGGCATTACTATCCAAGTTGCTATTTCTGGTCCTGTATCAGGCTTTTCAGGGCTTACAGCAGGTGCAAAATACTATGCTTCAAACACAGCAGGCGCGATCACAACAACACCTGGTACAAACTCTGTATTCGTAGGTTGGGCTTTGACTACAACAATCCTCCTCTTCACTCCATTTGTTAAAACACTCCCTACGCAGAAAGAAAAAGACGCTATGGCTGGAGGCTCAACATTCGGTACTCCTTCTTCAACAAACAAATTTGTTACAGAAGATTATTTAGCAGGTAGCGGATTATATGAGTGTGGTGATGGTTCAGATGGAGATGTTACCATTTCCGTTCCTACTACTTTGACGAGAGATATGTACTATAACAATCTTGTTGTTACTGATACTTTGACTGCTGGAAATTATAGAATTTTTGTTAAAGGAACACTCTCTGGTGCTGGAACAATTACAAATGCGGGAGGTGCAGGAGGTGCTGGTGGTAATGGAGGAACTGGCGGTGGTGGTTCAGGTAGTGGAGGTACAGCAGGTGCTTCTGCTGGAAGTGGATATTTTTCAACACAAGCAGGAAAGGCTGGAGGAGCAGGAGCTGCTGGCGCTGGAGGTGGTGTAGGAACTGCTGGAACTGCTGGAACTGCCGTTACTACTGCAATCGGAGTAGCGGGTTCTGCTGGAGGAGCTGGAGGTGCTTCACCTGACGCTGCTGGAGGGGCTGGCGCTGCTGGCGGAGGAGTAACTGCAAACTTACAAAAACTCGGTGTGCTTGCGTGGCAGACATTATCTGGTGTTGATTTAAATTCAACAGGTACACCAATAAAATATACAACTTCAGGAAGTTCAGGTAGTGCTGGAGGAGGAGGTGGAGCGAACGGAGGAGGAGGTGGAGGCGGCGGAGGAGGAGGTGGCTCTGGTGCTCCAGGAGGATTACTTTTGATTGTTGCTAATACATGGGCAGGCACTTTCACAATAAATGTATCAGGAGGTGCGGGTGGTAATGGAGGTGTTGGTGGTGCTTCACTTGGAGGTGGGGGAGGAGGTGGGGGTGGAGGAGCTGGAGGAGTTGCCATGATTGTATATGGTTCAAAAACATGGTCAGGCTCATACAACCTCGCAGGTGGAACTGCTGGTACTGGAGGTGCAGGAAATGGCGCAGGTGTAGCAGGTAGTAACGGTACTGCTGGGACGACAGGATTATCTTATGAGTTTTCAATAGCAGCACTAACGAGATAATATATGGCAACTAAACTAAGAAAAATAATAAATAAAGTAAAGTCGAATGCTTCATCAGGACAAAAATATGTGCCTGGTGCAACACTCAATAAACCAACACTACCAAGTTTAAAAACACTTGGTATTAGTGGCGCAAATCTAGTTGGGTCAGTACTTCCAGGAGTAAATGCAGCTACTCAAGTGTATAACGCAACAAAGCCTAAAACTACTTCAACCCAAACACCACTGCCACGGAACTATTCCTCAACACCGTATAATCCGAATGTTCCAAATATGTCGGTTGTTCCAAAGGCTTCTACGACACAATTCCAAACACTCAATCGTCTTGAAGGACAAATGCAAACACCAAATCCTGATTATGGTGTATACCAAACACAAGCACCGAAAACGTCTTACAGTAGTGGGAACACAGTCACACAACCAGTTCAACCAACTGGTCCCGTTGCATATAATAGAAACTACTCATCTTCAAATAACACAGCAGGTTCTTCAAGCTCTCCTGTAGGGTCTTCTAGTCCTATGAGTCGTTCTTCTGTATCAAGTTCACCGAGTATTTCAGGAAGCCCGACAATAAGCCCAGCAGGTGTAACAAAACCAGTTGGTGCTACGACTGGAGGAATGATAAATACCCCAGACGGTGCGAATACTCAATACGACTACTCACTCACACCAGAAGAACGTGCGCTCGAAGAAGCTCGTAAAAGAGAAACTGAGTACTACGACAAGCTCGCAAACGAACGTATCAGTCGTGATGAAATCATGCGTGATACTCTTGCCCAATTTCAAGGAGAAATCGACGCTACGAACTCTGTATTCGCTGACAAACTACGCCAAGCGCAAATACAAGGACAAAATCGACTCGGAATGACTCGTGCAGAGAACTTCAACGCTGGTATTCAAAACAGTAGCTTTGCAAATGCAGCACAAGAAAGAACTGCGAACTTCAACACTGATGCTGAAAATGCTATTCAAAACGAAAAGTTGCAAATGATTAGTCAAATTGAAAGTTCAGCTCGTGAAGCAGGACAAAAGTTCTACGAACAAAAGAAAGCTGCGAAAGAAGCTGGACTTGAATCATATATGGCGTTACTTACTGGTACAAAATCTGCGAAAGAAGCTATTGCACTTGATATTGCAGACAACATTTTAAACTCAAACCTTTCTATTGATGAAATAAATCCACAAAATCTTGAGTCAATCGCTAAAAACGCTGGTGTCACTACCTCTCAGATTAAGAAACTCTACCAGCAACGCGTTGATGAACAAGCACAAGCCGAAGCCGAGCTTGCACTTAAAGGACAATTTAACCTTTCAGAAGGTCAGGCACGCTACGATGCACAGGGTAATCTCATTGCCTCACGAGCTAAGACATATGCTCCGAAGGCTGTGAGTGGTGCTACTGGTAGTTCGTCAAAAGGTCAATTCGGTTCAGACCTCGATGCTATCATCGGGAATACTCTTGCCACTATCGGTACTAAATTCGGGCAGGAACAGTTCCAAGCACAGGTGAGTCGCTCACGAAACGATGCTGACAAGATAGCGACTGTTGCATCTGTAGTACTGAAAGGAGCACCAGCAGAAGTAAAACGTGACTTCTCAAACCAAGCAGCCGCTATAAAGAGCATTGATAAGGCTATCGCACTTCTTGACGAAAAGACAAAAACTGGTGTAATAAACAACGCCAAGCAGTATGTATTCAACGTGTTCGGTAAAGACTACGACCCTAACCTGGCGGCTGTTTCAAGCTATATTACAGGAGCAATCCAGCCATATCGTAATTCGGTTACTGGTGCAGCATGGGGCGATCAAGAAGACGCAGAATACGCATCACTCTTCGGTTCTACGAAATACTCACCAACCGAACTCAAATCTCGCCTTACTCGTGTGAAAGAGATTATGAAAGACAAATCTGCACAGGGTCTTAACGTGTACGTCAACCCACTCGATACCTACGCTAACCCATTTGTAGGAGGATCACAGTCTCCTACCGACTTCAGTTACCTCGAAGACAAAATCAGAATAGAGGGTGACAAAGCGTACCTATCACGAAGTGAGTGGGCTAACGTAGCAGACAAAGACGCGCTTATTGCAGAAGCAGAAGCAGACGGTTATGAACTTCTAATCGACTAAACATATGGGAGCATTTTCAAACGCAGCACAAAAGAACACCGCAGTAGCTCCGAGTGGAAACGGAGGTGTATTCAGTAGGGTTGCTTCAAAGCAGCCAGTTGCCCCAAAAGAAAACAATATGCTCCAAAAGTTTGCACAGAACGTTATAGCTCGACCAGCTATCCGTCTCGGTCAAGCAACAGGTGCAGGAATTGTTGAACTCTTTGGAAACGAACAACAGAAATCACGTATTCCACAGGCACTTGCACAGCCTATAAAAACTTCATACTTGGGTACTACTGCTGGTGTAAAACCAATCGGAAAAGGAGGTGGTAAACAGATTGCTCTTGATGCAGGAAAGTCAGCGTTCGATATTGCATCGCTCGGAGCAGGTGCAGCAGTAAACACCGCTATAAAAACTGGCGTTCAAAAAACAGCTAGTGCTTTGCTACCTAAAGCGACATCAAAAGTAGGATCATATATAGCTCGCAACGCTCCTGGTGTCGTAGCAAACGCAGTAGAAGGTGTCGCGTATAACACGGGGTACAATGCGCTCAACCAGAAACCCCTTACAGATAACATTGGGACTGCTGCGGCGTTCGGTGTGGTTGCTCCCCCACTTATTAAAGGTGTGTTCAAAGGAGGTCAAAAAGTAGTCGGTACGTTCAACAAAGACATACGCGCTGAACGTCTTGCTCAAAAGCGACTTACTGAACTGAACAAGCTCAATAAGCTGAAAACCTTGAGTACTGTTGTAGAAAAAGGACGTGAACGAGGGATTGATATTCCTAGGCTGCTTTCTGAAACAGATGTACTTCATGGTTCAGTAGATAAAAACGGCACAATAACCACTAAAGGCGTGGGTAACGCTATCGAAGAGTACACAAATAAGTATGTTGCTGGCAACGAAGCTATCGTAAGCGAAAGTCTTAAAAAAGAAGGACGCGCTATTGCTCCTCAAATTGTTCAAAAAAAACTGAAGGAAGCTGTTAACAACGCGGGAATAGAAGGTTCTGCACTTATACAAGCAAACAAAAAAATAGACGACGAAATTGCAGGTTATATGTTACGAAGTCAAGAGTCTGGTGCTATACCAGTTGTTACTCTTCACGATGCTAAAGTCGATAAATATAATGGTATAAACTTCTTCACAGAAGGTGCAGCAAAGAAGTACGACAAAACTATTGCAAAAGCTCTTAAAGAACTGGTGGAAGAATACACCACTGACGTTAAAGTAAAAGAAATCAACCGAGATCTTTCAAAGCATTTTGCTGTTATTGACTACCTTGAGAGACTTGACGGAAGAAAGGTAGAAGGTGGAAGACTTGGTAAATACTTCGCTCGGACTGTGGGTGCGATTGTAGGAGGCAATATGGGTCCTCTAGGAGCCGTAGCGGGTGCAGAAGCAGGTGGATTAGCAAAAGGACAAATGATGTCTCGCGTATTCTCAGGTAAAACAGGAAAAGTACCCGTGCAAGCAAAAGCTATTACACAGGCTATTGAGTATAATAAAAAGCTACCTATGCAGCTGCCTCAATCTTCAAAAAGTTTAGGCAATCTAAACACAAGCCAAAGCACTACGATTATTCCAACTAATACTGGCATACCTAAAAGCGTACCACAACTACCTAAAAAGTCTAGTGGATTACGTTCTATCCCAAACCGTAACGCTGGTTACAAGAAGTATAAAAATAACCTACCTAAAAGATAATGCCAAACGAAAACACTAAAATCCTAAAAGAACTCGAAACAAACTCAGAAATGGGTCTTATTCAAGGTGAAAAGATGATCGCCGCCGTAGACGGACTTGAACCTGTTATGGAAGGTATCTTAATGAAAACCAATGAGCTTGTAGAAGAAACTAAAAAAAACGCTGAAACAAAGAAGTCTATTGAAATCGAAATCAATGGTGCAGAAACTACTTTCTACAAAGGTGAGAAAGGCGATCCAGGTCCTAAAGGAGAGTTTACTGACGAAGACGTTGCACGTGTAACAGAATTAGTACGCGCGCAAGTTTCTGACGGAAAGGACGGACGAGATGGTAACGACGGAAAAGACGGGGAAACTCCAGTACGAGGTGTTGATTATTTTACCGACGAAGATATAGCTAATTTCATACAAGAAGTTGTACCGTTCTTCCCTAAAGGTGAACAAGGACCAACAGGTGAAAATGGAGCTGATGCCGAAGTTGATTACAGCTTTGTCGTACAAGAAGTATTAAAGAAAATCCCAAAAGCAAAGGAATTTAAAACTGATACAGCAGAAGAACTGAAACAGAAACTTGAATCGTTAGAAGTAGGATTGGATTACGATACATTATCTAATACACCAAACATTGAACAAATAGTTCGTTCAGTGTCCTCAAAGACAGTTTCTTTACAAGAACTAGACAATGTGGATTTATCAGGCGTGACAATAACAAACGGGAAATATGTTTTGGGTTCTGGCGGAAGCGGTGGCGCAGTAGACTCTGTTTTTGGACGTACAGGAGATGTAGTTGCTACTCTTAGCGACTATACAACCGCACTTGTTCCTGATAGTACTGATGCACGCTACGTCACTGACGCACAACTTGTAATTCTTGGTAATACATCTGGAACTAACACTGGCGACCAAAACTTGAGCGGATATGCGACATTGACTGGAAGTGAAACACTCACAAATAAAACACTTACATCTCCAGTCATAAACTCTGACTTATTTATAAATTCTGGTGGAGTGATAAACTGGAATAGTGGTAATGCAACCATCACTCATTCAGCAGGACTCTTGACTTCAAATGTACCAATTCAAATGCCGTATATTGGAGTCGGTGGTACACCAAATAGTTCAACAGGACTTCTTGTTTCTGGTACTGGATACACATCTAACCTCATTGCAGCAACAGGCTCACTTTCACCAACAGCAAATACAAACGCAACACTCTATCGAATTGCAGGAACGATTGTTGAAGCTAGTTCAGGTACACATAACTTGATGAGTGCAATGTTTCTTGGAACAACTACAGTAACAGGTGGTTCAGCAACCGTAAACAACACAGCAGGGTTATATATAGAAGGTGCAATGACGGCAACAGTCGTAGGCGAAAACTACGCAATCTGGTCTGATGATGGAATTAATAGATTTGATGGCGAAGTACGAATGGGCGGTGCTCTCAATCACGACGGTACAACTGTTGGATTTTATGGTGTGACACCTGTTGTTCGTTCTTCTGCATACACTGTAACGAATGCAACAACCGATAGGTCTTACGACGCCAATGCGACAACCGTCGATGAACTCGCTGACGTGTTAGCAACTTTGATCGCCGATTTAAAATTAACTGGGATAATTGCATAATTATATGTCAGAAAGATTTGGAGCCATACCAACTGGAACAACACTTGCCGCAGGGCAATCATTTAGACGAAACGCACTCGATACTGCGTTTGAAGCATATTCGACATACACGCCACACATTTACGTTTACCTTCCTGACTATAAATCACAGACCGAAATTGACGCATTCATCACTGATGAAATCACACCTAATGGAAAATTCTGGGGAGTGATGTGGGAAAACTATCGATTCAATTCAGATGGAACGGTGCTCTTTGTTGATGACACTGTAGCGGGAGCAGGTAATTTAGGTTATACATCGGCAAATAAAACAAGAGTACAAAGTATTGCGAGTAATATATTGGTGACAGTTGCAGGTGACGTGAGTGGTGGAACTGGAGCGGGTGCTATGCTTTCAGATTCAACAAAAAGAACAAATGCGATCACTGCTATTGTTGCTCATGTAAACACAAATGGATTGCAGGGAGTAAATATAAACTTTGAACCTATCGCTAGTTTAACTGGTTCTGTTTTGACTAACTTCACAACATTTATTGTCGCTTTAAAGGCTGCGTTAGTTGCTGTAAGCCCTGATTTACTCCTCACATGGGCAGGGCAAATTGCATGGGATAGTGATCAACCAAACAAAGAATACTCAAGTGTGAACTATACAGGTGAGTCAAACATGGCGGGTACTAACTTACTTTCTTTTACGCTCGGAGACCTTGAAGCAATGGGCTTTGATATTGTTGAAATGCAAGCATACGACCAATTCTATGACTTCGGTCTTACAGAGTTTGGTATCACTTCACCAGACCAAGTTAGTAATGCTATTAGTTTTGCACACGCACGACTTCCTAAATCAAAATACGGATTGATTATCGGAACATATGGGGTACAAATGAACTCAGGTGCCGATGAATACGGCGAAAACATATTACCGAATAACATGACTCGTGCTCAAGTAACAGCAGCAGACGCAACATTCTACAGTACTGCTACTCGTCAAAACAACAAATATCTTTTGAAACAGATTGATGCGAGTGTTGGAACAGCGACCATGACTATTGCTACACCTTGTGTGGTAAGTAGAACAGCTCACGGGTTATCAGTTGGAATGACTATTACATTTACCACAACAGGTGCACTACCAACAGGAATCACAGCAGGAACAACTTATTACGTCATATCAGCTGGGTTCGGTGCTAACTCATTCAGAATTTCAGCTACCGATGCAGGCGCTGCAATCAATACAACAGGTACACAATCAGGAACACATACACTTTGGCGAAGAACTAACATCATTGCTCCCGACCAACGAACTATTGATACCTACTACAACATCTGTAAGAATAAAGAAGTGAAGTATATTGGTTTCTGGCTTTGTGGAGATTATTATTACCCATCAGTGCGATAAATAAACATGCCTGAAATTAAACTTAAAACAGAAGAAGGGAAAGTACTCACTATCGTTGCCAAAGACGGGAAGGATGGATTGAACGGTAAAGATGGAGAAAAAGGTGACATATATGCCGATGGTGTTGTTACTATTCGTGGACGTGATGGTAAAGATGGTAAAGATGGGAAAGATGGTAAAGATGGTGAGAAAGGTGATACCCCAAGTAATGAAGAAATCATAAAACTTATAGAACCTATCGTAAAAGACTTGCCTATTGCGAAAGACGGTCACACTCCTACAGAGACGGAATTGTTAGCAATAATCACTCCTCTTATTCCTGAACCTAAAAATGGTATCAATGGGTTAGATGGGAAAGACGGATCGCCAGATACACCAGAACAAATCAAAGAAAAACTCGAAGGGCTAGAAATAGGGTTGGATTACGAAAGTCTATCTAACTTACCTGATATTGCGAAAATTGCCCGATTATCGGTAAAAACAGCATCTAAGACAGTGTCTCTTACTGAACTTGATGATACCAACATAGTAAACCCAACAAACGACCAGGTACTCAAGTATAACAGTACAACTCGTTTGTGGGAAAATGGAACTGGTGGCGGAGGAGGCGGAGGTTCTCCAGGTGGTTCAAATAAACAACTTCAATACAACAACAGTGGCTCATTCGGAGGAATGGCATATTCTGAATGGGATTCGACAGCCCTTTTGTTGTCTATATCTGCACTAAGTATTGTAGGTAAACCTGGAACTTCTGATAGTGCATACATAACACTTATTCAAGACGATTACACTACTATATCTCTTGCTCCAACAGGGTATTCAAAACTTATTGGTACTAGTCGTGGTATATCGTTTAGTGCCGATAGTGGATTTTTCGCAGAACTATCAGTGCAAAGTCTTACACAAGCTCGACGTTTAACTCTACCAGACCAAGATTCAACACTTGCAACTACCGCTGATTTAGCACTATACGCACCCTTAGATAATCCAACATTCACGACTCGTATAAATACACCTGTAGTACGCGCAACAACATCAGGCGGGTTGCTATTAGAAGCGTCAAACGGAACAGACATTGGATTACTCGGTGCTGGAAACACAGCAAACGTTGAATGGTATGGTGCTCACAATTTTGATACTGCAACACAAGATACAATCGCTGCGTTTATTGGTTCAGGTAAAACACTCAGTTCGTTAGCTCTTGCAACATATCCGTCACTTACGGAACTTTCATATGTAAAAGGTGTTACTTCTGCAATTCAAACGCAATTAGACAATAAACTCGGTACAGCACTGACTGATTCAAAAATATGGGTTGGTGATGGTTCAAACGTTGCTACCGCGGTTTCTATGTCAGGTGACGCGACACTCGCAAACACTGGCGCACTTACAATTGCAAACTCTGCGGTTACATACGCAAAAATACAAAATGTTACCACAGATAGATTGCTCGGACGTGACACAGCAGGGAGTGGCACAGTAGAAGAACTCTCTGTTTCAGGTGGTATTGAATTTACTGGAACTGGTATCCAAACAAGTGCATTCACTGGTGATGTAACAAAGTCAGCAGGAGGCACAGCAACAACGATTGCAAACAACGCCGTAAGCAATGCAAAACTTGCTCAAATGCCTGCAAATACTATCAAAGGAAACAACACGGGTTCTACAGCAAATGCAAGTGACCTAACCGCAACACAAGTGCGTGACATGCTTGCTTCTTTCGACTCGTCTCATTTTGGTTCAGGTTCCGATGGTGCTGTGAGTATCTCTTCAGGTACAACAACACTGACTCGTGATATGTATTACACAACACTCACTATGTCTGGCACTGGTGTGTTGGTAACTGCTGGTTTTCAAGTATTTTGTAGTGTCGCTTTGGACTTAACAAACGCACAAGCAGGTGCTATCTCATGGAGTGGTGGAAACGGAGGTAACTCAAACGGTTCTGGTACTGGAGCAGCAGGTAACGTTCGTGCAAACGTAACGTTGTTTTCAGGTACGAACGGAACGGCAACAGCAGGAACAGCAGGAGGAGCTGGTGCTGGTTCAGCTTCAGCAGCACCGTCAACTGTATCAGTTGGTTGGGGTGGAGAAGGTGGTGCTTCAGGCGCAGGAGGTGCAGGTAACGCAGGAGCGAATGCAGGAGGAGCTTCAGGTGCAGGTGGAACAATCACAAACCAATTCTGGGTTGAACATATTGTTACGGGAACAATTCTTCGTGGATCAACTGCTGTATCTACTTCAGCAGGTGGTGACGGAGGTGGTTCAGGAGGAGGAGATGGAACTAACGCAGGACGTGGTGGTGGAGGAGGAGGTGGAAGTGCTGGGTATGTAGGTATTAAAGCAAAAGAATTGATTGTTGATTCTTCTACAACTGCGACTCTTGCGATTATTGCCAATGGTGGTAATGGAGGAAATGGTGGACCAACGGCTGTTGGTAACGTAGGAGGTGGAGGTGGAGGCGGAGGTGCAGGTGGAGGTGCTTTGCTTATGGTTGTTGGAAAAACAACTGGTACAAAAACAGACCTTGCAAGTGCGAACGGTGGAACTGGAGGTAACGGAAGTAACGGTGCTGGAACTGGAGTTGGTGGTAACGGAGGAGGAGGGGGTGAATCAGGACGTGTCGTATATATAAATTTATCAAATAATACAGTGACGTATGTACCAGCTTCTTCAGGAAGTGCTGGTTCAGCAGCTTCAGGAACAACTGGAGGAACTGGTGGTGCAGGTGGAACGTCTCAATTGAGTGTCTAAAATGCAACAAGAATTAGAAGTACAGTGTGAATCATGTGGACGAGTATTGGCAACTATTAAAAACAATGGTATTGACGTTGCTCTTGTTTTAAAGAGTATGCGGTTCACCTGTGAATGTGGTCTCGAAGTGAATCCCGCACAAGATGATGTGATTGATTTACCAGATGATGACTTGAACCCTTAAATTTTATGGAGAATGATACACACGAAAAAGTCTATAATGTACTACTCGATGTTCAAAAGCAAATTGGAGCTGTTTCACGAGAAACAGGTGAGCAGACAAAGAAACTTGACGCACTGAACGAAAAGGTAGCAACAGCAAATGGTCGAACCGCTAAAAATGAATCAGCCATCGCTACAAACGCAGCAGAAATTGCAACGCTTAGAGAATGGCGTAAATATATTCTTGGTGGTCTTGCTGTAGCTACAGTTACAGGAATGATGGCAGCAACATATTACATTGAAAAAATTGCAACAAAAACAGCCAATGAAGCAATTAGTAGTTTAGAAAATAAATATAAGTTAAGGATTGAAGAAGAATAATATGAAAAAAACACTCATTCTCACAAAGAAAAAGAAACCGACTTTGATACTCACAAAGAAAAAAGCACCACCTTATAAAAAGCTTAAACCAGGAGAAAGACCAAAATATGCCTAACGAAAACTTTATTCCTGGAGTAATAGACGACCCTCGCTCGCACGAAGAAAAACTACGTGACTATTCTTCTTTGGAAATTGCATACACCAGTTCCCCCCTTGTATGGACTGAAAAGAAACCAAAGGACTGGAAAAAATACTTCACTCGTAATCAAAACGGTGGAGGATATTGTGTTGGTGAAGGAACCGCGAAAGGTTTTGAATTGTGGTTTGCAGAAATCTGTTCGTCTGTTCCGTTGTATCGTAATCGTGCGAACTATCCTGCTCGTGGTATGTGGCTTCAAGACGTCGGAAACGTAGCTAAAAAGATTGGTACGACACTCGAGAAAAATATACCCTCTCAGAAGCTCACAGACGCTCAAATTGACGCACATAGTGGCAAAATGGACGGTATACCAGATACCGAGATATTCAAGGTGTACGGCTACGCTTTCCTTAGAAATGACAACATAGACGCAATCGCTGAAATTATCGCAAGTGGGAAACCTGTTATATTCACATTCCACACCAATTCTGACGAATGGAAAGACGTTCCTGAATACAAAGGAAAACCAGCAACGTTCGGGCACTGTGTTTGTGGTACTGACTACACACTTTACAAAGGTGAAAAAGCTATTGTTGTCGATGAATCATGGGGCAAAGGTATTACAGAGTTCGGAGACAAACGTGTTATCACCGAATCATTCTTGAAAGCTCGCTGTACTGGTGCAATGTACTTCTTAGAAAAACCACCTGAACCACCAAAACCAAAGCACATGTTTCTTAAAAATCTTTCATACGGTGCGAAAGGAATGGAAGTAGAATGGTTGCAGAAAGTTCTTGTGCACGAAGGAGTATTGAAACCAATATTCATCACAGGGAATTATCTTGGTAAAACAAAAGAAGCGGTTATTAAATTCCAAGAAAAATACGCAAAAGATATTCTCACGCCAATCGGACTCACAAAAGGAACAGGACGCGTGCTAGAACAAACACGAAAAAAGCTCAACGAATTGTACGGGTAGTTTTCCACTATCTTTTATTAACACAGTCGGTATAATTATATATGTAGGACTTAACATAACTTCCTACTTCACAAACAATGACACAAAAACAAAAGAAAGTTTTACGCGAGTATCTATTTAGTTCTCTCGTAACGTTTATCACCACGTTCGCAATTGCAACAGTACCGCTCATTCAAAGTTTAACACTTGAAGAAGCGCGCACAGGTGCACTTGTGGGAATAGTCTTCGTCGGTGTACGTGCAGGTATTAAGGCAGTTTTTGACCTTATCGCTCTGTATCCAGTAAAAAAATAAGACGCCACTCGGGACAGACCGAGAACTATGAAAAAACTCATAAAAGTGTCGATACTCGCACTTATCGTCTACATGTCGATGAATACAGTATCCGCACAGGCTCCAGTTCGCACTATAAGCGACTTTACGCCACAAGAGCTAGTAAGTTACTACGCGAAAGAATACAACGTTTCAGAGGCAAGAATGACCGCCACAATTAAATGTGAAAGTTCATTCAATCCAAACGCTATTGGTGACGGAGGTAAGAGTTACGGGCTATCCCAAATTCACCTTCCAAGCCACCCAAGTGTTACAATAGAAGAAGCTACCGATCCACAATTTGCTGTAGAATTTATGGCACAAGCGTTCCAAAAAGGACAGCAAAGAATGTGGACGTGCTGGCGGAAACTTTATCAGTAATTTAGAGTTATCTATGGAAGAAGAAACAATCCCAGTTATGGAACCAGAAATGGCACCAGAAACAGGCGCAGATGAAGTAGTTATGGCTGACGAAACTACAGAAGACGTAGCGTAGTGGGTTTTTTGCGGAGATAGTTATTACAATAAATTGTAATTGGTGTCCTATCTCCGTTCTAAAGCTCATTCAAAACTTCATAGCCATGGAAATAATAATCCCCGCACTTCTTATACTCGCAATAATACGAATTATTTTTCTAGTAATTAAAGACTCTCCTAAAAATCCACACAATGACAGAAAATCCCGCACCAGAAATTAAGAAGTACGTAATACCTCTTGATTGCCCGTTTTGTAATGCACTCAATATGCACCACAGAACACTGTATGAAAGATTCGGTGCTGGTATGCTTAATGTATACCAGTGCGAAGTATGCCACTTCACCCACAAACGCTCGCGTACATTCAAGGAACACAACGATGAGACACTTTTATATTTTAAATATGACACATCATCCCAAAAGAAAAGTCCACCTCAGTCGCCACCACCTCACATGTAAGCAACGTTTCGGGCGCACCATACCAAGTAATATACTTATGTTATGGCGCGATAGTCACGACTACTGGCACATGCTTTTCGGTAATCGTACACTTGATGAAATACTATGTTTCCTCTTGAATAATTCGAGAGAATTACAAAGAAAAAAGAAAACACCGACATGGAAAAAACTGTTCAAAGAAAAAACAGAATTACATGTATATCGCATATTGCGACGTGTAAAAAAGATTAAACATAAAGCGTAGAGTTCTTTTATGCTCGTGGTTAGTTTTTGGTTAAAGCAAGAATCCCTACAAACGTGTGGGGATTTTTTTATTGTGTTGTATAATTACATTGTAGCCTACGCACGTACCGCTACCTCGCTCACCACTTTGTTCTTTCGTTTCCACATATGAATACGTTTGCAGATAAAATCCATCAGACTACTCATGCTCGATTCGACCACGAGCTATCGTGCCAAAAACCCTACAGGGTTTTTGTTTTCATGCTAGAATGTATATGCGTCCTGCCGACGTCACCGCACCACCTCAAGGGGTGGTGTGTTGCATTTTAGTCAGTTAATGAAATAACTAAAAAAGTCTTATTTACCAACGTTATATAAAGATATTGTTTAAACGTAGTTAAAAGTCCTGTTAGTTTGTTATTTTTGTGAGTTAAAAATGGTATACTAGAGGTAGATAAATACTTCTCCGATGCTCTTTTTAACTACACATAAGTTACCGTTCGTATGGGAATGTTACGAGCATGGCGAGTGCGACCACACTATTCAATTACAAAGAGTAAGTTGTCGTTTCCACTATGTCACCGTCCGTGTTATCTGTTGTCAGTGCTATGAAGAAGCACGGCATACCAAAGAAAGGTTATACCCATACACCGAGTTTGATTTACATTCATTCGAGTGGTTATCCATTCTTACTGAACTGCATTTAAACGATGCAAGTGAAAACTAAAAAGCTCTTTACGGGGCTTTTTCCACAGGCAATTTACATCTTCCATGTTACACTTTTTATATGAGAACGTGCCTTTCATGTGATAAGGAATTAGAAATTAAAACCCCAAGTGGGACGTATAAACAGTACTGTGATAAACAATGCGCTCAAAACCATTACAAGACATACTTCTACCCGCAACCTCCTAAACGAAGTAGACAACGAGTGTCTATCAAACGAAGTGCTTGACGCTGTACGCAAACATTTACCACGCACAGTCTGTTGTCGTTGCCACGAAAAATACAAAGAAGAAGGTAAGCACATAACTTTTGCAATCCTCACATATCAAATAGTCTGGTGGCACACACTTATATATAAAGCAGGTAGCCGAGAACAAACATGCGTAAGATAAGCCCAGCAGTACTCGACGCATTACTTTCTGAACCCGATGTATGCGCTCGAATATTTGACGGAGGATGTGATGTTGTATTGTACTCTTGAACATAGTATAATGTACTACATATGAAGATGTGTGAACATTGTGGAATAAGCGAAAAAGATAAAAGAATAATTTTTTTCAGAAAATCGTTGTTTTTATGTAATAGGCATAGAATACAGTTCACAAGAAAAAATACATTTTTCAAAACAAAAAATGATCCACACGATATTTTAAAAGATGATGGAAAAGTATTTGAGTTCAGAGTTTACTCAAGAAGTGACAAAAATAAGTTTATTGATGTTAAAGTTTCAGCAAAAGATAAAAACAAAGTACTAAAAAAACATTGGTATATTGCTTCTGGTTACATAGGGACAAAATTAGGTGGTAGAACATTTTTACTACATCACTATATTATCGGTAGAAAAAAAGGGCTGGTAGTTGACCATATTGACACTGATAGGGCAAACAACACCAGAGAGAATCTTCGTTTTGCCACAATATCTGAAAATAACGTAAATAGAAGTAAAATATCTGGTATTGCTTATGATAAGCACAATAAAAAATGGACTTCTTGTATTGAAAAGGGTGGTGAAAAATATTGGCTTGGTAGGTTTACAAGTAAAGATGATGCAATTTTAGCAAGAATTAAAAAACAAAAACAACTATATGGCAGGATTACTAAAGCCCATACCGAGTTCCTTAAGGGAAGAAATGTCTAACGATGACTTCTACAAAGTTTGCTGTATAACTGGTAGAAGTGACGAAAGAATAGAGTGGCACCACAACTTAACTTATGCAGGGAGTCGTGTGAATGAAAAGTTTTGTATATTACATTTGTTACAAAGTGTTCACAGAGATATTGTAAAGTATAAAGAAAAATGTGACTGGATTATGTTAAACCGCGCCAGTGATGAAGAATTATTAAAATATAGCAAGGCGATAAACTACGTAGAGTGGCGTGACCGCCTTAATTTTAAATATGGAAACAAATAAAGTTATACAAGGAGACTGTTTAGAAGTAATGAAAGATATACCTGATAAGAGTATTGATATGGTTTTAACTTCTCCACCCTACGATAACTTGCGAGATTATAACGGATACACTTTTGACTTTGAAGGAATCGCTAGAGAATTATATCGTGTATTAAAAGATGGTGGTGTATGTGTATGGATAGTCGGAGATGCAACAATAAAAGGAAGTGAAACAGGAACATCATTCAAACAAGCTCTTTACTTTAAGGAAATTGGATTTAATCTGCACGATACGATGATATATGAAAAATCTACTGCTTTACCTTGTGTCGGAGCGAAAAGATATTACCAGATATTTGAGTATATGTTTATTTTATCTAAAGGTAATCCAAAGGTCTTCAATCCTATGGAGGTAGAGTCTACAAGGAGTGGGTTCTTAGATAAAACAGGACATAGAAGGAAAGATGGAACAGGTTTTTCAGAATATTCTGGAGAAAGAAAAAAGACTCGCAGATTATTTAATGTATGGAGATATGCAGTTGGACTTGGAGGAACGACCAATGATAAAATAGCGTTTCAGCACCCAGCAATATTCCCAGAAAAATTAGCAGAAGACCACATTCTATCTTGGAGTAACGAAGGAGATACAATACTAGACCCAATGGCAGGAAGTGGAACAACATTAAAAATGGCAAAGAAAAATAACAGAAATTATATAGGAATAGAAATATCATCAGAATACATAGAAATTATAAACAAACGACTTTCACAGTAGTATGGAAATAATCCTCACAGGTAAACCAGCTTCGACAAACCACATTTACAAATTGCTAAGTACTTATATATATAATATAATGTATATATGTTATTGATAAACTTGGTTGGAAATAGATATGGAAAACTTTTAGTTCTACACCAGTCAAAAAAACGTGGACCTAAAGGACAGATATTTTGGACTTGTAAGTGTGACTGTGGTGGTACAACTGATATAGTTGGATTCGCGTTAAGACGTAATACTCGGGTAAGTTGTGGAAAGTGTGTAAGAGACGGAAAAAACAAAAATCCAGACAGAGTAAACGCAATATATAACAATCTATACAGGTTCTTAAAAAATAGGGATAAAAACTATGGAGGACTGTGTGATTTGTCCTTTGAAGAGTATGTCACCTTATCTAGTAAACCTTGTTTCTATTGTGGTCTTGAAAGCAGTAACAAAACTTGTGACACTAAACACAATAGATTGAAACATAGTGATGCTGTTGTTCTGCATAACGGTCTGGACAGGGTTGATAGTAGTTTTGGGTATACCAGAGAAAATGTTGTTACTTGTTGTAAAGAATGCAATAGGGCAAAAAATACAATGTCACACAACGAATACCGTGACTTTATTAAAAGAGTATATAAAAGTTTATGGAAATAACTTTACTTGGTAAGCTTTTATCTACAAATCATATTTACAAAGTTACTTGTAGTCGAGGTCGGTTCGCTTCGGTGTATATGTCACAAGAAGGCAAAGACTTGAAAGAGTCGTACCAATGGCAAATAAAATCCCAGTACAAAGGTAAACTTATCACAGGCGATATAGACTTGCGTATTGAATTATTCTTTGGTGACTCTCGTGTGCGTGATATTGATAATTACAACAAAATTGTCCTCGACGCATGCACAGGAATGATATGGAAAGATGACTCACAGATTATGTCGCTTTTAATAGTGAAGAATTACGATAAGAAAAATCCGCGCGTTGAACTTACGATAAATTAGTGTTGTAATATGTCAATCCTTGACACGTCATATATAGTGTTGGCTACGCCAGCTAGACCTCCGCGACCGAGGAAAAAACTACCAATAGCTATTCAAAGACTCTCCATAGGGGGAGTTTTTTGTTTTCCACAGCTTGCATTTTAAAATGGGTGTATACTATATTCGTGCCACTATTTACTCTGTCATGCTCGCGAGAGTACAACGTGTAAATGGTAAAGCATAGTAGGTGAGCCTACTTCTGGTGTGGCGGAAATAGAGTAGACGCTATGCGCACGGAGCGTGAGGATATGAGAAGTGGACTCCGATAACTGTATCCATGCAATGTGACTATACGAGTAAACGAACCCCTGGGTTTGCAAAACTGGTTCGCCAGAGTCATCGTCAAATCATTGCCACCAGAATCAGGCTCATCTACACAAAAACATCAACGTATAGTGAACACAATTGTTTGCCACATATACTTAGATTGCTTATAGTCATGGAGACGGAGTACCGCAAAAGACCTTTTGCACATACAGTACTCTCACGGTTCGACACCGTGTATATGCATAATTAAGTTTTCCACAAGTAGACATTATATTTTGTATAGTATAATGTATTTGTCGCATTAAAAATTAGCCTTGCATTCGTTAGCCTTTCTCTCACCTACTTGCAAGGCTGGTGGGGGAGGGACTAACGAACCAAAAATAAATATGGCTCAACGTAGAATGTTCTCGAAACAGATTGTGCAAACTGACGCATTTATGGAAATGCCTCATACATCACAATTATTGTATTTTCATTTAGCAATGGAAGCAGATGATGATGGTTTTGTTTCTAACCCAAACAGAATCATTAAGTTAGTCGGATCTCAAACTGATGACTATAAAATACTTATAGCAAAAAGATTTATCTTACCTTTTAAGAGCGGTATTTGTGTTATCAAGCACTGGCTTATACATAACTACATACAAAAAGATAGATACCAAGCTACAACACACTTAGAAGAAAAAAACCTTTTAGAAATAAAGGAAAATGGAGCGTATACAGAATGTATACAAGATGTATCCATTTTGGACACGCAGGATAGGATAGGTAAGGATAGGTTAGAGATAGGTAAGAGTAAGGATAAGGAAGTATATGGTGAACATAAAAATGTTCTTCTTCTTACGGAAGAATATGCAAAACTAGTAGAAAAAATAGGAGAAAACAATACACACGTTCTTATCGAGGAGCTTTCTTCTTATATGGCATCGAAAGGAAAACGGTACGCTAGTCATTACGCAACTATTCAAACATGGGCGCGTATGAAGTACCAAAAGAATCAAGAAAAGTTACAAACTAAAAAAAGAACAATTATATGATGTACCGAGTATCAATGAGCAATAAAGAAAGCGTTGCGATAGATGAAGAACAGTACGCAAAACTTATTTCAAACGTGGATAAAAACTTTGTACTTCTTGGAAATGAAATGGTGAACCCTTCCTTTATAGTTTCAGTTACTAAAATAAATGACTGGGCTTTTGGCGGATCATCTTCATATATCGAAAAACCAAAGAAAAAAATAACTGGGCATATTGATGAAGAACGTGGTGTGTATGTGATTGACAGCGAAGTAGAAGTTGTTGAAGAAAAGATAGAAAACTTGTTGAGTTAAAGTATGGCAAGCAAAAAGAAACGACTCGAACGCCAACAATTACTCCTACAAAACTTTCAGGGAGATTACTACCAAGAAAAGAAAGTTGGTAATGAGTGGCATATAAAAATGTGGAACGGTAATACTGGTCGCTGGCAAGTCGCTGTGTTCAGTGAGAAAAGTTACAAAAAATATAAGTCATTCAAGAATATGAAAGACGAAATAAATTATCTCAATACTACCGCACAAGAGAAAATAGAATGGGAACGCCCTACTCTTGAAAGTGTACAAAACTTGACAAAACAATAAATACATTGTATCCACAGGTACGTTATTTGCTATATAGCCTATATACGCTATGATAGGGAGTATCAGAGGCTAGTCCCCTCTTTAGAACAAACAACAAACATATGGAAGACATTGAACGAGACATTTTAGATGAAGAAGTAAACGAACAGGTCGAAGAAACAGAAGTCCACCCAGACCAAGAACATTTAGAAGCAGTTAGACGAGACCAGTAGT